TTTTTATCCCTTAGATGCCTTATAGTTGTAATAAAAAGAATTAATATGACAGATAAAGATTATGATAGACTAGTAAATATTGTAAGAACAATATTTTTAGATCAACTATGCGAGCTAGGCGGATTTTTAACAGTTAATAGCGAAGGCCTACCGATATTTATTCCTATAGGGGATGAAGACATAGATAATATTAAATACCTAGCAAAGAGCCAATTAGGGCCATATTTCATACCTGACTTTGAAGCAACCAAAGGCCTACTAGGTAAGATATCTAGATACCTACCGAAGTCTAGGTTAGGTGCTAAAAGGTTCTTTGTTTGTGCAAGTGGTGGAATAAAAATGGAACTAGATAAGCGGGTGTTACTACGATCTATATCAACCCTTTACTGTTACGGCAAAGAACTAATTGGTATACTGGCAATTAAAAAAGATAATAACAAAGATATGACAATGGAAGAGACAATCGAACTACAAAAACTAGAAAAAATCGTAGAGGAGGAATTCTTTAATCAACTTACTGAACTAGAAGGTTTTATTATAGTTAGTAAGCCTTTCATAAGTAACGATGATTGTATAGTAGTTTCACTAGATGCACCGATACAAGTCCTAGATAGTGCAGAAGGTGACTCTTGGATTGATAAGGTATTAGAGCATAATGAACTAAGTATATCTACCTGTGTTGACTTAAAAGAAACTAGACTCCTACTTAGAAATTTATCAGAGAGGTTGGATAGTATAGGACCATGTAGGTACTATGTTATACCAAGTCTAGGAGGAAAAACAATAGGTAAGAAAGACTTATTGGCTAAGTGTGCCTACATGTGGGAAACAGGTAAGAGAAGTTTTGATGAAATAATAGATGCTAAACATGGTAAAGAATGAAAAAGAGCTATACATGGTAGTTGGGTATTTGGTGAATAATTTTCTAGACATTCTAAACTATACGGGATGTTTTGTAGTAATGGGAGACTATATGAACAATCAAGTAGTTAGGAGATGTTATCTTTCGTTTAACTTAGATGATGAAGAAAATACAGACCTAGAACAAGTAGTAAAGCGTATAAGTGGTCAACTACCAATTGGATTCTGTGTATACCCTAAGAGAACAATAGAGGAGTTGAAATACGTAGAGCAAGTACTAAGAGATGTAGTAAAAGAAAATGCTAAGTATCACATAAAATTTAAAGACGAGTTTACTAGTGGTGAACAAGATTTTACGAATAGTGATATAATAGATGGGGTTCTAAACAATAAAGATAACATAGATTATATAGAAAATGAACAGTGCTAAGACTATAGGTGAGCTGATAAAGATTCTATTAAGAGATGAATACCTTGATTTCTTGCTGACCTACAAAAAAGTTCCTTTGTGGTGCATTGATGCTGCAGGTAAGGGATATAATATTGTAAAAGATGTTGATAGTATAGACTTAAATAACGGATTAGATATGGCCAGTGAACTCTCATTAAGTCTATGTCTTGCTGTTATAGGTAAAGATATAGACTTAGACGAGACGGTATGGTTGCTAGATCAATATAATAAGTGCCTAGATGTGTACAAGGACTTAAGATACAATACATTTAAGGTATCTTATATGCACATACCATCAAACGACATACTGGACTATAAAGCAGCTAGGGATGTAGTAGAGGATTTATTATTTGACCTATGCACTGGTAATAGTTATCCAGTATCAATTGACCCAATAAAATGATAGTAGATAATAAGAAAGTGATTAAGAACATACTATGTATGATGCTAGAGGATGAAGAATTCTGGAGCATACTAATCGAATACAAAAAGTTTCCACTCCTCACAGAGATGATTATAGGAGATAATGGGGACTATTATACAACAGATTGGATGATAAACTATGCAAAACTAGAAGGTGATCTTGACATAGAAAGTGGAGTTGATCCAGAACTATTAGACAAGATAGCAAGTTACTGTCAGAAGAGCTTAATAACAGGATATGAAGTTAACCCTGGAGAGACTAAGCACCTACTAACAAAAATAAAAGGTGCAATTTCGTATATTAGATCAAAGACACCAGGTGAATGTACTTTCTTAGTAACTGTTAGTGATGCAGACGGGAAAAATAGGAGAATAGTAAACACGGGAGATCCAGATAAAGCAATAGAGTTAGTATTATCTATAAACGGTGATACTAAGTTTGATGAATTAAATATCTTACATGGAAATATATGGAAAGTAAAGTAGATAAGCTGATCAACTTAATATTGGAGAATGGATTATTGTTCGATATTATAACTACGTGGAGAACATTGCCTATATACTACACAATAGAGGGTGAGAATTCTTTATATAGAATAAACATAGAACTTAGTGAGGCCGAAATTGAGGACTGCTTTTCGATAGTTGATAGAGTTACTAAGGAGCTTCAGGTTTACTATGGAAATTCCTTTTCTATTAGTGTAGACAATATAGTAGAATTCCTAAGGATACATAAAAAGATAATAGAGAAGGCAATAACACGTGAGCCGAACGATGAAATAACTGTAGAGATTAATCAAATAGGGTATACAGTTACAATAGACAAACTCTGTAAGACGCTACTAAATTATGCAGGTCTTAGTGGTGATGTAAAGATAGTAAAGAAAGTAAGGATAGTATGTTAAGTACTGAGATAGAGAAGTTTGCTAGGTTAATTATAGAGAATGATCTACTATTTAAGATAGTAGAAAATTGGGGAACAGTACCTATATATGTGGTTGATAAGTTCTGCACACGTCAAAGAACTATAGCAATCGGTAATAACTTAGAGGATTATCAAACATTAACCGCACACCTTAATCGTTGTCTGAATGTATACTATGATGATAACTGTACTGCTAACTTAGATACTATTACTAAGTTACTAGATAGGTACAGATAAATAATAGAACAAGTAATAGACGACCCTGATCCAGATAGGTACATCTATATAGTTATTGTGAGAGAAAAACGAGAGGCTAAGCAAAGAATCAAGATAAGAGACTTGCTCGGGTGGTTTATGGTGTTTAATAATACTTCCTCAGTTAAAGAAATTAGATTAGAGGAGTTAGATAATAAGTAGGCAAGATGTTCTACTTATTATTTTTGTTTTCGTGAGTAACTTAGATTCCTTATAAGTGTATGATAACAAGAGAAGAAAAAATTGGTTACATAGTAGCGAGAATTAGAAATATTATCTATTATCGTCTCACCATAGAACCCAGTGACCCAATCAGATATAGGGCTCAATACATGCATGCCCTGAGAAACTTAAGGAAGGATATACTAGGCCTTCTGAGTGAATTAGAACCGGGAGACACTGGGAGAAGAACCTGGCTAAGTAAGGTAGTTGATATTATACCACCTTCTGTTAAGTCAGAGTTTTGTTATGATGTGATTAGACAAATTAATGATTTTGTAGAGAAAAATGGCTACATCAATAAACAAACTGGAGAGGACGATTAGGAGGATCTTACACTATAGAGATCACCTACCCTCTAAGATTGGTGATATTACTAGAAAGGTTGACAAGATTTACCTAGATGGAGTACTTGTTGATAGTATCGAAGGTCTAGAGAGGGTATTAGCGGAGGTAGAAGATCTCAGTAATTGGTTCCCTAGTGCAGAGTGTCCAGAATATCAACTACTTCTCTCTCTAGGTGACAACGTGAAAATTGATGTAAGAGACCTAGGCCTAGTTGACAAATATCTTAGGCCTATTAATTACATCAGAACCTACGTTGATTATAGAGAGATCATTGCTTTTCATAATCCTCTTGAGTGTGTATATTTTAGAGACTTACCGCTACAACAACAGGAGGGTATAAGAACCTACATACAGAATAACTATAAGAAAGTATATGGAAGACTTAAAAAAGTGTAATCATAATAGGAAAGCGGTTAGTAACATAATTGACCTAATGTTGAACGATGACTACTTACTTGACATACTATTGAACTATCATAGACTCTTATATATTACTGATGGAAGAAGGGAGAAGAATATTTGCCTTATCGATCTGTTGCAATATAAAATAGACCTTAGTGACTATCTAGATATTGAGAACCTAGAGAGAATGAAGAATGCTAGTATTGTTGCAGTACATGATGAGGTAATAAACGAAGAACTAACTAGAAAAGTTCTAATAAAGCTTGGTGAATGTGTCCAAGCATTAAAAAATTATAAACCATCAATTAATTTAGATGATTTTATTATGTGTTATATGAGAGAATTATCAGATCAAATATTAGAAGATGTCATCAAGCAAGAGGAAAAAAGAGAGAAGGCGTGAGAGGTACTTGAGAAATGTACAGAAAGAAGGTAGTCATAAGAATAATGCGTGGGCTAGTGGAAAGCTGATAGAAGAAAACCATAATGGAAAATTCTACAGTCCAGAGTACACAAGGGCATTATCGTTCCGTCTCTGTAAGTACCTATTAAATGCACGTAATACTGGAGATCCTAATATAATGTTAAGTGAGTTCTGGAAATATAAGGACTGGACGATTGGCTTAATATTGAAGTGGAACCAAGGTGTACAAGAAGACGACTACTATAGATACCTTAAGGAACTATTAGAGGTGTACTGGGATCAAGTAGTGGTCAATGAAAATCCAGAGTGTTTAATGGCTGTAAGAGTGCCAGAACTAGGAGAGGAGCCTGTGTATGAGTTTAAGATTTGATATACAGCACTTCCTATTAGATCACGCTGAGGAGGTAGAGAAGTATGGTGGTGTAGTTCTTGCCATTAAGATTCCATACGGTTATGGGACATTTATCTATCTAGAACGTGCAAGGGACCCAAAGAAATATATGGAAGAAATATTAGAAGATTTTAGAAAGAAACTAAGGTATCCATCGGACGATGCAGAACTAGACCTTGAGTAAACAGGAAATCTTTATCTCTACCTTGATTGGAAAGATGCATTTGATGTTGGAGAGTCAATTAGTTTCACAAGCAAACTACCTTCGAATGCTCAGGGGGCTTTATTCGCACAGGAGAATATCACTATTCATGAGGGTGATAGTCCATTAGAGACATTAAGAAAAATATTGTTTGAATCAGTCTATGGGCATGAGACAAAAGAAATTTATATTAGTTTTGACATATGATAGATAAGCTAGAACAAGACTTACTAAGTATTATAGACGAGAGCATAGATATAATACTGAAGCTGAGAGGGTTTATTGTTGTAGTAGTGGACCAAGAAAACCCTGACACAGAGCGGTTAATTTGTATAGACCGTCAAGAGTTCAATGGAGACTTTGAGGATGCATACGATATACTAAATGCAGTAAAGGTAAGATTGTTTAAGAAATCGTATGTAGTTAGTATGCCTAGAACTAAGCTATTGTATATGAATCTAAGTTCGATATCTAAGTTTATATATGAAATGGATATGCCACAGGATCAAATTGGTTACGGTAGACCTTTGCAGGATGGTAGACTTCAAGCAGAGTCGATGACTATCGGATGGACGAACGATCCGGTTGATGTGCTGAGAAACATATACAGTTATTGCAAGGATTTTGTAATGCTTGGTATTCTAATGGAAATATCTAAAAGCGCATTATGATCAAGTTAATAGAAAAAATATTAGAAGACGAAAGTATACTAGACCTTATATTATCAGAAGGCTGTATTGTATTATCTATGTATGACCCTTATGAATCTACTAGAGTGAATCCTAAGCAGTATTTCTATAAGGTAGCTCTAGGTGGCGCAGAAGATTTACAAGATCTACAGTTTATGTTGAGAATATTCTTGAACAGTAAAATACCTCAGGCAATATTACACGAAGAGACAATAGAGCTGTATAATAAAGTCCTCATACCAATCCATAAAGAACTGGTAGATAAGTGCGATACGGGAAGCCACATAATAAGTAAGTCATACTTTTTCTTCTCCCCTATAGACGGAGATAGAGTAGAGAGTTTGAACACTTTTGACTTCATTGATAGGATAGTCAGACTCTATAATAGAAACTTTAAATTCAGAAATTATGATTGTAGTTGGATCAGTTATTAAGTTAGTAAGAAATAGTAGAGGTATAAAAACTGATTGGCCTAGGTATGTGAGAGCGTTTTTGGATAGACTTGATGAAATTAAATTAGGTTTCCCAGGTCTAGGCAATGATCACCTCACTTTCGCTAAGTATGGTACAATCAAAGAGGGTGATTATTTTATATTCGACGAGTGTATTTGTGACTTGACTAGAAGTAATGATAATGCACCGATCTTATATAGGGCAGTGAAAGATGGTAAGGCTGTAATTGAGGGTATTGGTTGTGGTCTTGATAGCACTAGAGACCCGGACAGAATTAAGCTAAGATGGAAGGATGTTGTAAACCTTCCTAGTGCTCGTCCGGAATTTCCAGTGCTGAGAGTAGACGTGAGACCTACCCTTAATGGTGGACCTGCATATTATTATTTCTACAAAGCATATAGAGATAATAGATACTAGAGTTAGTAGTAAAATACTAGCTCTTTATTTTTTTACTGGGGAAAGAAAAAAAAGAAGTAACCTAAGAAATTACTCTCTTAGATTACTCCATACTATTCTTCCTCCTTGCTCTCACTACCATCTTCCTCGTTTTCTTGTGTTGAGGATGGACGGAACTTATCAAACCTACCTGCAATTGTCTTAGGTATTCCACTTCCCGCAATATACATACCAACGAAAAGTAAGAAAATACCTAGGTCCGCAAGATCTGTTTTTAAGTAACCGTTTGTCATTACGTCATAAATAAGTACATAACAAATACAGATTACAACAAGTCCACCTGTTATTGTTGATACTAGGAGAGCAAAACTTTTACTACTTAAGCTACTCTTATTATCAACAAGTGAGCGCATTGATCTTGATATCCTGCCCATTGTGTTATTAGATTTTAAGGTTATTTTCTACTACTTATAAGGGTTCTAAAACACTCAACTAGTAATTTCGATAGTTTCAGGGAAGCAAAAAAAAATAACAGGAAGCTAGCTACTCAAAAGCAACTATCCTTTCGACTTCCTATTTCTACCAGTGCCGTAGTCCCAACTTACGTATGCTATAGCGGACCTCCTGCGCACATAGCTCACCTTACCGCTACAAGGGTAGTTCAGTGTATAAGCAATGTAATCCCCAAAACTGAACCTAAAAGGGATTAATATGGGTCACCGTACGTGCCGGAACATCTAGAACATCTATTCTAGATCCGGAGGAATTCCATATCTCTATTCTTCTTTATTCTGCATACACATGGGACTGTTCACATACTAGCCTGGCCAAGCGTCAAAACGCATGCTTTCACCCCATCACTTATAAGGATTTCAGGGCTTTATAAAAAACAAAAAAAAACGACAGAGAGTTAATTACGATAGCATTTCTCCTAGGTCTTATTGTCATTGCCTGGTGCTGAAGTAATTTCCTTTCGACTCTCTATCTCTACCAGTGCCGTACTACACATGAATTTATAAAACTCGAAATGTAGCTCCTGCGCACATAGCTCACCTTACCGCTACAAGGGTATCCTAGTGCCAACGTGGCTAATTAAGCATATCTTGTTGTAAGATATGAGGCTTATAAAACTAGGCAAAACTAAACCTATATAGTACCACGTATTTCAATGGATTACTATATCTCTTTCATGTTTAAGGATTCTAGG